ATTTTACGAGTTAAATAATATCTTTTTATATCTGAATATTTTTTAATATTATTATTATTGCGGTGTTGTAAAAGAATCTTATCTCTATTTTTGGCATAATATGTTTTCTGCCATTTTCGCAAGCGTTCTCGTTTCTTTGCTAATTTTTTTTTAAGACATTTATTCTCCTCTTTTTTATCTATTTCATATAGTTCATATTGATGCATTAAACTCCTCCTGGTCCATCCAATTCTTCCCATGAGACATCTCTACTTCTAGAGGGATGTAATCAGGTAGCCCAAAGCGTTTCTTAGCTTCATCTTGTGCGTCTAGTAAACACTGTGGCCCTACTTCTTTAACTATATCTATCTCATCTGGATGAGTATCTATAAGTACACTATCATGTACTGTATTAATCACAACACTTTTTAATCCTTTCTCTTTAAGTTTGTTGAACAATAGTATCACACCTAATGGTACGATCTCTGCTGTAGCTACAGACTGTACAGGGTAATTAACTATCTGAGTCTTAAAGTTAGCATTACCTGATCTGTTTCTCTGACAGTCAGGAAAACTAAACTGTCTACCTGTTGCTGTAGTCACTAGTTTAGTAGCTATGGCTTCGTTCTGAAGTTTGTCATGCCACTTAAAGATCCTTTGATACTTCCCAAAGAACTCTTTGAAGTAAATTTGTTGAGCAGGAGTTCCTTGAGTTCCACCATACAATGGACGGAAGGTGGAAGCTTTTGCTGCTCCTCTGTCAGTAACTTCTCCATTGTCGGTAAGGACTTTGGCAGTGTAGGCGTGAACGTCAAAGCCAGATTCGACTTCTCGTTTAACTGTTTCATCAGTTGCGAGTATTCCTGCAACTCTAAACTCAAGTTGAGAGTAATCAATTTCGACAAGTGTGCCTCCTTTAAATCTACTTATGAATGCCTTACGAACTGGAAACAATCTACCTTTAGGCATATTCTGTAGATTGGGATTGCTACTACTTAAACGACCAGTTGCAGTAATACACTGATTAAAATTAGAATGAAGTAAACCATCTGATTTCATACCCTTCTTTATACCTTCAATAAATGATGCACGATAAGTATCTATAGCTGATAGTCTGATCAATGACTCAAGAAACTTCTTTACATCAGGATCTGTGGCAGTTCTAAGATGTTCTGTGAGTGTTATCTTATCAGTCTTAAACCCACCAGCAGATGCTAATCCTGATTTAGGTTTAATACCAAGGCCAGCTACTTCATCTACTTCTAAGTAGAGTACACCTACTCCTTGGCAATACCAACACTTACTAGGTTTCTTAAAGTTGCTGCCATCTTTTTTGACTTTATAATAAGTACCCTTGCCATGACAACTACCACATTTAATAACTCTAGTTTTGTATGCTCTCTTAAAACACGTTTTAACGGCAGATTTAAAACCTTCTTGAGTCATGTAAGGTCTACTCTTTGGTTTCCCTCTTTCATCTACTCCGATCTCCATAATCTGTTTCCAAAACTTTTTATCTTTGAGATTACATGAATATACAACAGTAGATAGCTGTTCAGGAGAAGATAAGTTTATATCCTTATCGCCCATAAGTTTCCTGGTTTCTGTCTGAAGATACCTAGTAAGTTCTTCTTGTTCTTTCTGATAGTCTGCATCAACCTGATCAAGTACACTAAGATCAATAGCCATACCTGATCGTTCTATGTCTGTTAATACAGAACAAAACTCACACATAAGATCTCTTATAGGTAGTAGAGAATAGTTTTCATTTTCTCTAAACAATCTTTCTTGCTTCTGGAATATATCAGCCGTAGCTAGTATGTCATCACGTAAGTAGGAGATCTGTAGATTTTTAGGAAGATCACTATAGTTCATACCTTTATCAAGCATATTCTTTAGTACATCCTGCTTCCTTATAGAGTCATACTTATGAGATAATGCCTCAAGACTTAACTTATCACGAACACCTTTGTTCAATACATACTCATTTATCATGGTATCAATAATCTTTACATTACAGTCAACACCAATCTCACGCAGCCATGCTACATCAAACTTAGCATTGTGTGCTACGACATACTTTGCATTACTTAATACACGTTTGAAAGTATTAAACTCAGTAAAATTATTATCTTCTACATTCAAAATAACTACTTCAGTATTACCATTAAGAAGATAACCATGAGGAGATCTTAGTGTATAACCTAATGCTACGAAAGTATTATCCTTGTTGTATGGTGAGGGATCTTTACGATCCCCTCCTAAATCTATTTCAAGATCTAATACAATTGCATAATCTTGCATATTAAATATCCTTAAAAACAACTTAACATTACGGGTTGTATTTCTTTATTGTTATGAGTTTTATTATACATTGGTTTTTCTTTTTTTATAGCCTTTATTTCAGCGTCATCTAAAGTTTTTTCATCTTTAAAATCCTCAAATAATAACTTTACGACTCTTAACTTCCAATCTGATTTAGCAAGATGTGATGTTATTCTAGACATAATTGTTTTAGATTTACCTACATATAATAACTCATCTTTTTCTCCATATGCTCTATACAATATGTATCTTTTTACGTCTTCCCCGTTATTAAAAAAATCCCATTGCCTATCTTCATCTTCTATAGGGTGTTGAAATTTAATACCACTTCCTCTAGAACTTACAAGTTTAGTATTATTTTCCCAGTCTATTTCAGTAATTCTATCATTCCAATAATCAATTTTTTTTTCATACATAGTATTATATATATCCTTATATAGTATTATATTATATATTATTATATAGTATATAGGGGTTCTCTAAAGCTGATAACTCACCCATATATCATGAATTTTAAGGTATGTCAAGTAAAAAATGCACTATCAATCAACATATCTTGATATTTTTGGTTCAATACGTACTGTAGCGCGACCATGTGACCCTCCTAATTTGTTCTTTGATACGTGTAAATACCTCAAGAAGTTATCATCCTTACCTTCTGTATTCTCTTTCCCAATCCCAATGATAACATCAGCTTCGGCTGCCTTACCTATCTTAGAGTTAGCCATCTGAGTAAACCTTAGTGATGTTCTACCATCAGCAGTAGCATCAGCCTGAGATACAGCAATCAATGCTAACTCATGTTTCTTAGCTATGGTTCTAGCCTTAATGTATATCTCACTTAACCTTAGATCATCTCTGGGAAAAGTACCACCTACTTGCATCTTATCTAACTGATCTATAATCACAATATCAAATGGCCCTGACCTTGCTATGATTGAGTTAAGCTTCTCCATTGATTCACACTTGTCACTGTTAATCATCTCAATGTTATCTTTTACTTTTGCCCATGAAGTTTTACCCATAACCCCGTCAGTCATAGCTTCATCTACTTCTAATGCAGAGTAAGCAGAACCTGCCCTTGTCATAGTTCTTTCAGCAGGTTCTTCATTACATACCATGAGTACCCTTGCACCTTGATCAGCAAAACCTCTAGGAGAAAATGCAGTACTTACAGCAAATGCAGACTTACCAGTTTCAACCAATGCAAACACAGTAGTTAAAGTTCCTGCACCTATTCCTGGACATAGCATATGCAGTTGAGAAAGATTCCAAGTCCACGGATAAGTTTGTTTGGTAGGATTAAACATATCATCCCATTCTTTTGATATAAAACCTATATCATCTTGAACTTCTATACCACCTTCATATTGATCTAGTAGTTCTTGAATAGGTTCTAAACTCTTGATAGATCCATCCATTAACTGCAACCCTAAGTTAGCTATAGTCTGTCCTAGATGTTCCCTGAATGCAGACTGAAGTATATCTGAACCTATGTCTGGCTTGATCTCACCCTTCATTCTTCTTGTAATATCAAGTATGGCTGCACGTTGCGAACCAGTAAGCATGGGGTTCTCTGCAAATATTAATGCTTCGACTTCAGCTACAGTTAAATCTCTTTCATACTTAGAGTGAGAGTTATTTACTACATCAAAGATCTTCTTACTTTCTTTTTCAAAATAATCTTTTGATATCATATGGTTATGATCGCGCCAGAANTTATGATTAAGAAATAACTCTAGNAACATATTAGCTACGCTATCNTCTGGTTTAGGTGATTCATTGAATGGTACAATATCTGCCATCATNCTAATACTCCTTGTGGATATTCTTTGGGATCATACTTTAATACTTTCATAGTTGTTTCAGTAAACTGTTTTAATCTTTTAGTCAACGATAAAGCTTTCCTACTTGCATCTTTATCTAAACAGATAACGCAATTAGAATATCCTTTAGCTATGCCTATTGCTCTGTCTGATAGATCAGTACCAAGTAAAGCCATAGCAGTACCATAATGACTGATAGCACAAGCAGATGCAGCATCCTCTACGATATATAAAGTCTCGCCATATCCTGCAATGAATGGTTCACCAGTGTTCTCATACTTATGCCACTTGGTTCCTCTACTCAATGCTCTACCTACTGCATCAACTGCTCTACCTGCTGATGCTATAGTAAATACTGCACGATCTTGAACAACATCATGGAATAGTTCTACCCTTCCCTCTCGCCATGCTTTTGTTACATTATTCTTATCCATATATCTCACCATCTTCTCTGGAAAGTATGAAGAAAAATGGGAAGGCACTACTAGTGGCACTACTCTTTTCTTTGTAAGTTCAACTGGTTTGGTTATTCGATTTACTAATGCATCCTTAGACATAGCTACAGCAGTAGCACCTTTAGCATTGCACGATGCCTTATAGCAATTCCAGATTACTAAACCATCCTTAGAAGTTATGGTGAATGTTTTTATCCCTGCACAGTTTGGGCAGTTGATACGTTTAGTTTCACCATCACTCAAGAATAGATCGTCTATCAAATCGTGGATCATTCTTAACCTCTTTCTTTTTATTTTTAATTATTCTGGTCTGATATTTTGATGTCCTCAGATCTTTTGCGATAAAGTTGGATCTCTTGATCAATGTTTTCTTCTTCCCACTCATCAAAAGTCTCCAACCACTCGTCTATAATATCAGATACAGGCCGTTTATCTGTTATCACCTGATCCACCGATAACATTTCTAGCTTTTCTATCTTCAAGCTTCATAACATTATACTCTTTTACTTTGTTAAAGTCTAAACCTAGATCATCAATCAATCTAGCTAATGCCCAGAGAACATCACCTAACTCTCTTTCTAGATCCGTCTTCCTAGTTGGAGAGACAATACCTTTATCATCTCTATAGATCTTCTTTACTTGATTACATACTTCCCCAACCTCACCTGCTAACTCAAGTGATGGATATATAATTGGGTTGTCATAAATTGCAGTTGAACGTGTCCACGTTTGGTAGCTTGTTAAATCACTCATTGTTTATACCTTTATGTCTATAAGTTTACCGATTGATTTTGAATTATCTTTTGTCGGTTGCAGGAAGTCTGCCTTCTCTACAGGAGGAACTGGTACGCCTGACTGCGCTCTGTGTGCATGACTGATCTTGTTGTCATGTAAAACCAGGTCTCCTGATGGAGAGTATACAGGATGTTTAAGTAATGTACTAGTGCCTATGTGGTCTATACTCATGGTGTTAACTCCTTTAATCTTTTAACTAGTTCTTCAATCATATGATCCTGCTTCGTTAGCAGTTCGTTAAGTATTCTTTTCTCTTTCATTAAAGCATTGATCTCCTTCTCCTGATAAGCAATCTTTGGATCATCACCCTTCGTTACTAAATCATCATACTTACCTTTTGCCATGAGATCATCATGTATCTTAGTGAAATGTGCTACGCTTCCGATCTTCATGCTACTCGCTCCGTAAAAGATCTTCTGATCATAATTTCCTCAAACTTATACTTCTTACCAGTTTTTATATCCTGCATAATCAATGGATAAGTTTTTGCTTTAGAGTTATACCCTATAAGTTTATATCGGGTCACACCCATACGAT